TGGGCCCCTACCCGGGGTTAGGGGGGATTCGAACCTCCCTCGGTAAGCAATGAGCCATAATCTAGGTGGCACCCACCATCGATTACCCGATACCTCGACTCATCTCTTATATACATTTTTTTTTTTTTTTTTTTTTTTTTTTTTTTTTTTTTTTTTTTTTTAGTTAGCAGGAGCGGTCCATGTCCATCCAGATGCAATCTCGAAAGAAGCCTGATTGTACACGGCGGTACCACCCTGTAATAAACCTAGTATGTTATCTATTTCTTTATGAATAGCTACAGTGGCATCGTCCACTCTCTGAGTAGCATTCAAGGTCTCTGCAGTGGTTGGACGAGAATCTTCCTCCGTCTCAATGATTCTGTTTTTTGTGTCCGTTGCTTGCAGTAGCGCCTCAAAAACGGGTCCGAGAGTAGGATTTCTTGACCACACATACCATCTGTCAGCAGGAAACCTAGTAGTAGGAGTAACTACAATCTGCAAAGCGTTAACAAGTTGTTCGCGAAGAATATCGCGCCCAGCTTGCGTCTGAAAGCTGTTAGATCTAGACTTAATTAAGATCTCCAACAATACATCATATGGTGCAAAAGTCGGAGAAGAGTAAATAAGGTTAAGAGCTGTTATGTTCGAGTAAGACATCTTGAGCTTCTTCTAATTCTGATTGATACGAATTGTCTGCCCCAGATATCTCTGTGTCAGACGCATCACTTTCAATCACTCTCTTTTTAAATTTCTTTTCAAACCTCTTACCCTTCTTATCCCTTCCAGCGACAACTCCAGTACCAAGAGTTTTCCCGGATTGTCTCAGTCTTTTTAAATCTTGAATTAAATCCACATTTGAGATAAAGGCGTCGAGATTTTCACACGGTACATCCCCATCAATTCCATCAGTAAAACCAATTTGAGCTTCCACCATTTTCGACCTTAGTGACTTTAGGATACAAATGTCAGAAAACATAAGTAAAGCAGCCACCTCGATCGAAAGAGGATGAAAACCCTGTTCAATAGGCACATCCTTAATGCTTACGAAGATATCCCATGGATCCTTCACAGCATCATCGAGAGTAACAGAGTAGTTTGGCGACAACCTACCTTGAAACTCTCCCACTTTGGCAGCGACGACCATTTTTGCCAATTGTGCTTGTTTAGGATCGGTGATCCTCTTATCAAGTAGTGCAATGGTCGCCCCACCTCCAACCGTGTTGTGCAAATGCCATTTTCCCGAAATAACAACAGCAAGCAAATGTACATATTTATATTGTTTCTGCTCTACGGTTAGATTACTAGTAAGGTTAATACCAAAAAGAGACTGTCCATTACCAGACAGTTTCGCTACATCACTATTTATAATATTACATACCCTTAGATTTTTCTTTAACCCGCCAACTAACTTATCAACTATACTCACCTTGAATACAGTTGATTCGTCCAACAACTTTAGCGGATTAGCAAGGTCCAGAGTCATCGTAAAGATTTTTAAAAAGCGCAGGGTTCGTGATGTATTTCCAAAAAGCGTTAAAAGCATACGAACCGCCACCAGCTTGTTTAAAAACCTCAGCAATGGCCTTATCCAACAAGTCGAAATAAGCACAGTTGCCGAGGTTTCTAGAGACATCACAAAGCGATACCCTAAATTCTTCGGCATGTTCTCTCGAGGTAAGAGACTTATTACCAAGCTTTTGTATCAATTTCAAAGGATCAGGGTAAATTATACAGCCACCGGAATGGTGGATGATATACTTACCACAAAAATACCCGTAGGTCTTTTTGAAAAGCTTAGCCTCAAAGTTCCACATAAGATTAGCATTGGATTGGACACAAGAGAAATCTAAACCCTTTTTAAAATAAATCACAGAGTCATCACCACAAAATGCAGCTTTAATGCAATCTTTGATAGGCAGAAGTGAACTTACGCAAGCTGCAATAATGAGGGTGTTACCGATAAAGGTAGTGACATCACCACTCTTACGTTGATGGTAAATGATCGTTTTGATACCGGCTTGAAAGTCTTTAAGGGTGGTCCTTTTGTGACCACTCTCCCAAACTTGTTTCAAAAAGGAATCAATGCCTAATCTTTCCCATATCTTCATCTCAACGCAAAAGTGGAAATCATTCTGTGACTTATCATATTTACTAATATCTAGTTCTAACACATCCATATTACTGTGGTCAGTGAGATCGCTAAAAAACCCTTCAAGCTCGTCCACAGTCTTCCTTGTGTAAAAGAAAAATTTGTTAGTATCTATAGACTCTAAAAGAATTCTAGTATACTCACTAAAAATGGGACCGAAAATAGAATTGACGTGTTTACTATGATAAACAATTGTCTGCAAGGCAGGGTACTCGGTCTGAATGCTATTATCGAGTTTTCCTTTGGGTTGTGTCTTAATCATATGTTTATATTCATCGACACCAGGAAAATCAATAAAATCAGCATTAGCCAACTGCCCTACTGATTGCGGTTGTTGTTTATCATACCAAACAGATAAATTCTCTTTACTGTACAAATACTTATTATATTTACAAGAATCTATATGTTTTATACCGTCATCAGTGAAAAAGTCATCAAAAAATTTATCGACCACCCTGCCAGCTACCATCTGCGTATCTATAATCCCGGCAAGATCAGGGGAATTAAAGTTCCTCTTAATCATTGCCACAAGATTCTCTAGAAGCCCAGGCACCCTGGGTTTTTCCACAGCGGTTCTAATCAAAGGTTTTAAAAAATTTTTTGATGCCAATTTCATTTCTGCATCCACAGGGTCAGCTTTTGACATAGTCAAAGTGCATGGTTCCACGTTAAAAACGTTGTCTACCAATCGCATAGTGACTCTGTCATAATCATTAAGCACAAAACTATTTCCTGGAAGACACCTGTCATAGTAATCCTGCATGTCAGACATACAGCCTATCTTGGGCGTCGGGCAGAAAATGTTTTTGTGGATGTAGAGACGGTTTTGCTGTAATTGCTATGCCTTTTGGCCTTCTACACTATAAATGTCAAAAATATAATCACTTAGCCTACTCAACTCACTTATACTATATGTAATACAATCGTGAACTACTGTATAATAGGTTAATCTATTAGTATGTCTACTTAAACCTACAAGAACGTGCGGTGACTCTGGTGATATTATATTTAAAGGAGTAGCAGTCAGCCGCACCAATGAGACCTCATTGAAAGTTTCTCCTTGGATTTCGTGCACTGTATGCACGTCATTATAGCCCTTCTTCTTGAGTGTCTCCTTATCGGCCTGGGTAAATGTTACAATTTTCCCGGGTAGTGGGGTGGCACGCGGTTCAAAACGTGCTGGTCCCGCTACGAATTTTGTCTCCACAGACCTGGTGACGCTACTCGTAGACATCACTGGACCCTTATACCTCTGAGTGAGGTAGAAGGTAACGTCCAATGGACACCTAGAAGTAATGCGTCTTTTTTCAGTATCATCGACTACAATGGTCCTCAGATGACCTGGGTAGTCAAAATTCATAACTCTGTTGATAAAAGGAATTTGCTGAGTGTCGCCGTATATAAAACACTTAGTACAGTGACTAAGCAAAACGCAATAGTTCACCATACCAGTGTGGAGCATTAATCCCTCATCAATCCAAAGGGTGTCATAAGTAAAGGGCTTTGGATTCATCAAAAAAGAATCCACTGTCCGCACGTTGCTGGTGTTAGCCGGCTTTGTACAGTCGATAGCATTGGCCCTTTTTCTGATCATTTGTGCTGCTTGCTTGCCTTGTGTCAAAATTAAATCCTTTTTGAAATTGGCCTTGGCAAGTATCTCGGCAGTCTTTCCACACCCTGGAACCCCATCCACCAGTGTGATTTTTGCGTTGGATTCTTTTACAGGCAGAGGGGTTAAATTTTCGAGAATTTTCATAGCCGAAAAAAGTTTTGTATCGTTGCTGACACAAACCATATCCCATGATGAGTCACAGATAGGCTCTACATTCTCGTTAAAACTGAGCATGACGATAAAATGCTCACCCTTAATGGAAGCAATCCCCCACGAGTGCCCAGCAGTCGGAGGTTGAAGTACCCATTTTTTTTTTTTGCAGTCCCACAGACCATAAGTCTGATACGTTTGCGTACCACTGACCCAATAGTCGCTAAGGACCTTTTCTATATTACTTATAGTAGCACAAATAGAAGCAGAAAGATAATCTAAAAAGTTCTTCATTTGCTGTTCTCGCACAGTGCCCGTGTATAACATACAGGCCTTGGAAGCTTTGAAAGTGTCTGCTCTCTTCAGATGCAAATTCTCAACACTGATGCTTTCATCTTCATCGTTAAAATGGAAATGTTGAGTTTTTTCTGTGGTTGCCTGCAAAGGCAACGCCGCAGTAGTCTTCTCGACCCACTGTTTTTTCAGCGGCTTGGTGACCTCATTCTTACAAGCAGCAGAAGCAACTTGTTTCTTGTCGGTACAATGCTGACCATAATCAGCACTCACTGCCACCGCCGCTTTCATCTCATCAGTAAACTGATGCTCAGCTTTCCCACCTACTACAGTGAAGCCCAAAGATTTATCCATAACGGCCTCAATCACTGCAGTAATAACCTCAGGCCCTACTTTGAGGTGAGCGCAAAGATCCTTAAATTTCTCCACATCAAAATCAGGAAGGCTGTATCGTTCCATCAGCTTTGATACATGTGTGTAGAGTTGATTGCTTTGATCAAGGTACTCCCACAAGTCGAGACTCTCGATAGCTTTTGATTCACTAAACTCGGTTTGCATGTAACTCATGAAAGTTCTTGATGTATCTGGGACTTCAACTTTAAGCTTGTCCTCCTTTATCTTGAACCACCCATGATCAATGCAAATTTGAGTCAAAGGCTCAAAAATGCTACCAGTGACTTCCATTATAGTTTCTCTAACACAGTCAAAAAACCCTTTTTTTTTTATATCAAAGTGACTTAACACAGCGGAATCCTGTAGAGTTCTGAGTTTAGTTATCAGGAATAAAGACATGGCTATGTCTTGAATGTCACTCTTAGGAATATTCCATTCAGATCTGACATTAGCGCCGTTTATAACCACCCGAGATCTGATTGACTCCACAAAAGAAAGCACGTTTTCATATGATAACTGCTTCCCTGTGTATGTCCTGATATGATTAAGGATGGTATAAACAAAGTCCTCATCTACGAGCCTTTTTTCCATTTTAATTTTTGCTCCTAAGCAGGTGGTCCCACGAAAGATAGGTATTAAAACCTTTCCTATGGCATTAGGGAACCAAACACTAAAAGCGGCCTTATCTTTAAAAAGTGGCCTCGCAGCATTAAGCATTGCAGCTTGCCTTCTGGCAGTAAAAGCTGAGTCCATACCCTCTAGAACAGCATCTGAGTCTATCTGAGTATGAAATACGGACTTGTACAAACACTGGGTATCGATACGAACAAACTTGCAAAAAACAGTATCTACTCTTTTAACCATAAATTCTTTCATATAAGCATATTTAGCACCAGCGTAAAAAAAACTCCTGGTAATATAACCACAGATGTTCTTGAAACTGTGAGTGTACAGTAATGTAGACTCACCGTCAAAACCAAAAGTGACTTCATCACCATTTCTATAGAATCTAGCACCTATATTACCTAAAGGAGCGTCAGTAGCCCCTAATAACAAATCCTCCGAGAAATGGAGTGCAGCATAAAGAATTTTCACATTTTTCCTTAGTAGGGCACACCCTAATTCATCGACAGGAATGTCATAAAGCGAGTGAACAGATATGGCGAAACAGTCTTGATTAGGAGGTGTTCTCATTGCACAATCCTGGAAAGGTTGTGAACAAGTCACATCGGAAGGTACCTGCCTATATCGCTCAAAAGCTTCCTTCTGGAAGGACGGTAAAGGTCTTGCGGTGATAGCACGGACCGCTCCAGAAAACCACCCACAGTCGGGTGTTGTGAATCTTTTAAGATAAGAGTCCACTGTGTCCTTGTAAGATTCATTTCTTGCTATGTCACGAAAGTCAAGGCACGGATTACAGCAGTGGACATACGCTCTTCCTTTCAACAGATGTTGAGCGTAGTTTCCGCCAATATCAAAGGTGGCAGAACCGTATGGGACTAAGGTCATTAAGTATTCCATTTCAAGTTTCCTTAACCCACCGGCGAGAGAATGGACTGTATTGCGGTTACCCACGAAACTGATATTAAACTCGGGATAAGCTTCAGTAACCATCTTTGCATTTTCAGTACTTACCAGATTGGAAAAAGAAAATTTTGGTCTCTTGTCCAATAAAGTTAAGGTATTGACTGCCTCATCGTATACACGACGAGTAGCCAAACCTTTGATGAGAGATGCAGCACCATGTGCGGCATCATCTCGTACATTTGTAATTTGTTGTTTAATGTCTGTAGTTGAAGTTGTCATTTCGTTTGTTGTTGTAAAATCGTTGTTGTTGTTGATTTTAAAACATAC